GGTTATATCTGTAAGAGTATTATCTATTACAATTATTTCATCTACATACTCACATTCATTTAAATCTGAAAGTAGTTTTTTTGTTCTATTTGATTTCCAAAGTGTTGGAATTACTACGCTATATTTATGCATAATTATTTTCTGAATATTAAAAGAACATCATCATATCTATCTTTATTACCCCTCAAATCAATTATTTCGTAACTCAATCCCAATTCAGAGCATAAATTATTTATCTGTTCTACATCTCTATCTAATTTTTGTATATCTTCTATAATCATAGTTCCACCTTTTTTTACTTTTGGAAACCAATACTCAATAGAAAATAATTGAGATTGCAATGTATGTGGTCCATCATCTATTAGATAATCAATACTATCATTTTCAAACATATTTAAAACTTTGGTAGTATATGCATCATCCTTAATGATGTTTATATCTCCCATTTTTCTAATATCATCGGCTATATTAACAGGCAAACCATCGCCAAATGGGTCTATACCATTTATTTCGGAATTAATAAACCAATCTCTTAATAATTTTATAGATGCACCTCTATGCACACCTATTTCTAATATTTTTAATTTATCATTTCTTTTTGATGTAAACTCATCTGAATACCATCCATTAATGTAATCATGAGTTGTTCCTTTATCACTTTTTATTTCAAATGATTCGTAGAATTCTGAAAATGTCATTATTTATAATTTTTAAATTGTTCTATTAATTTATCTACTACCTGTATTTGTGTGTAGTTATGTAATACCTTCATCATTCCGTTATGTGCTATTCTTTCTCTCTCTTCTTCATTTTCATTGTAATAGTTCATCTTCTCTATACAATCAAACATATCATCGTAATAAACAATATCCTCACCATCTGCAAACATATATCTCAATCCTGTTTCTGGTGGTAAATTATCAGTTAATACCATTTTACCACAAGCCATTCCTTCAAAGATTCTACGAGTAATTTCTTTCCATCTACTATTCTGAATAACCATTAATCCAGTATTCAAAAACTCCGTATGTTCTTTTGGTCCTAATCCGTTTCTATTACCAACTGCTCCCTCTGCCCAATTAGTTAGATAATCTAAAAATTCTGAACCACCTCTACCTCTACTCGTAACGGCAACATATTTTGGTTCTAAATTCATAGGGAACTGAACTTTGGTATCTGCGAAGTGGTTTACCCATTCAGCATTTATACCTCTATTACGATATTCTTGTGCTGATACTTTATCTGGTGTAATTGTGTAATGGAAACGATTTGCTTTTGGATAATTTCTTTCAAAGTTTTGTGGGTCATCTCCACTTTCTTGTATCCAAAATGAATTGGGTTTTAATGATTTATCCAACCATTTAGAATCAATTCTACCCCAATCCATAAACAATACAATATCTGTTGGAATATCTTGTTGAATCCATAACTGTAATGCGGAATCATCGGTTGCCGTTATTGGAACTATTTCCGTTTCCCACCCTCTTTCTTTGAATTCGTTTAAGAGTGCCATTGGTGTAGACCACACCTCTCCATCTTTGTAATCGTATATAAATGTTATTTTCATTATTTGTAACCTAGTTCGTTAAAATCAATCGTATAATGGTTTTCCCCCTCTCTGTTATATGGAGAATATGGTTGCCAGTTTTCTCCCATTTGTAAAAAAGAATGTTCCGATGAAAATCTACTACTTCTTTTTACTCCATCCAAATTTATAGTTTTTGCATAAGATGCTTTCATCCACCAAAAATTACCAGAATATATCATCCAAGGACCTGCTTTTCCAAATAATACACCATATGTATTGTATTCGGATTTTTTTAATATTCTAAATACATCTTCACATTTTTCTACGTTAAAGTAGTTCATAAAATGTCGCCAACTTTCTATGTTGGAATATTCTAAACTTCCTCTTTTGGATGCACCTTTGGTATGAAGATACAAAATAAAATCCGTATCTCCAAATATTTCCTTATCTTTTTCTATTAATTCTAATGTAGTGAATTCGTGTCCTTTAACTCTAACATCCCTGATACGATAATTGGGTTTGTTATAATTGTAAAATCTATTTATTATTTTACTTGTAGAATAATTATCATTTGCAATAGAGATGCCAACATTTAATATAAATGGAAAATTAAAGTGTTTTTCAATTAAATTTAATTGCTCATCTATAATTTCATCAACACCCTCTATTGCATATATGTGATAATATATTCTAACCATTACATCAAAGTATCGTAGTAATCGTTCTGTCTTTCTTGTCTTTCGATTGTTTTTGGGTGTTTGATACAATATACCTCATCCAATGGGAATGATGTATAAGACTCAAATCCTATGATTCTCTCATGAACCTTACCCACCCATCCAATAGTATCTTTGTTTTTGTAAATACGAGTCTGAACATCTGGAAAGTTTACCCACCCTTTTTCATTTACACCCCAATTCCATTTTTTGATATGTTCGGGTGTTAAATTCTCAACTGTATTTATACGTGGAACTAATATAAGGTCTTTATCCTCATTGGCATTTACAAGCTCTTCCAAATTTACAATCAAATCTGGTTCTAAAAACTCATCAGCATCCAATTGAAATATCCACTCCCCTTTACAATGTGAGTTTAGAAAGTTTTTCCAACCTGCAAAATCACCTGTAAATTCTGATTCTATAAGAGTGAGTTTATCTGCATTTGCTTGCAACTCCAAATACTCAATCATCTCTGGTGAAGATTTTGGAGTATCTAATAAAACAACTATTTCAGAGTTTTCTTCTTTGTAGTTTAATAATTGAGTAACCAATCTAATGATTTCTTCATGCTCATTACAAGCAGTAATCGCGTAACTTAATTTCATTTTAATCTTCGTTGTGATATTTTACAATTTCATCATCTCCTCCTGTTGTATATGGTGGGTTGTATGGTTTATAATGTGCCATTCTTGCTTGATGTTCATTCCACATATCTGCCGATGGTCTATATGTATTGTTTGTATAACTCCACGCAGAACCACTTGGATACATTTGTGTTGTTGTTGATGGGTTATATGTAATAGAACCATATCCAGGTGTAGCTACAATAGTTCCACTACTACCGGTTGATACTGTTAGTGTTGTATCAGTTCCACTAGTTATCTTATATGGGTTGTATGGGTCATATGGTTGGATAAATGGCAATGTTTGTATTGGTGCAGTATTCGGTTGTTTTGGGTATATTGGAAAAGATGGTGATTCTAGAACCAATACTTTATCTTCTACTTCTGCCAATTTAGTTTTTAGAGTATCCCATTGTTTAGGAGTAACATTAAATTCATGAACTCCTTCTGTAAATCCTTTTAACCAAAGGACAAATTCGTTTGATGTCATAATTATTTATTTTGTGTTTGGAATCTAGGGTTAATATCAACAACCTTATCCTTTCTATGTGTAATAAATTTAACATTCATTTCTAATTCTTGAACGTTTTTTATACCACTCAATTTATATGTTCTATATGCTCCATCTTGAATACCTGGAAATTTAGATACTACCGTTTGATAAGTTCTTCTTGCCGTTCCTGATAATTCAATTTCTCTTGTATCCAAATTTACCAATCTTCCAAAAAATCTTTTTATTATAGATGGGGAAACATTTGATACTTTTATACAATGTACTATATCTTTTGATTTAGATACAAATAATGTAAATATTATAGCAGAATCTCTTTTGGCACTAGCTTGTTTTAAACCCCCAACCGTTACATAGTGTAATAAAGAATAAAATTTACCCTTTACCATAGTGGCGGCAGGAATTCTTTTTGCTTCTAATGTTTCATTTAGATACATACTATTAAAATTCCTTTCCGCTGCCATATGATTATTTATTTAATGATTTTAATTTAGGTAATTGTAAAGTTTGAAACTTTGGTTGTACTTTACTATAAATACCATATTGATTTAAAATACCATCAAAACCCTGAGTCATTTTTTCTAAACTAAAATTCTCTCTGTTGTGTTTTGCCAATTTAGTTGAACCAGGTAAATACTTACTATAATTCTTAAATACATCTTTCATCTTAGTCAATGCCTCTGATATATTTACACTAAACCATTTTGCTTCTTTTAATAAGAATTGGTCTGCTGCCGATGGATGAACATTCTTTAATTCACCTTCTAATAATACTGCACCTTCTTTTAAGAAATCAACGTGCCCACTCCAATTAGAAACTAAAATTGGTTTGCCAGATAAACTGAATTCCAACAATGGTCTACCAAATCCTTCTCCTTTTGTAAAATTTAACATTGCTTTGATTTTTTTGTGGTTGTATAACCCATCCATCTGTGCTTCTGTCAAATCACCATGCAATAAATAAACAGGAACTTGTCCATAATCTTTACCCAATGCTTGTTTAATTTTTTTAATAGTAGCTTCTCTATCCATTACAGAGAAACCTGCTGAACTAGTTTTAAGAACTAATGCGGGTTTAACCTTTTCATTTTTGAATGCCATTGCGAATGTTTTAATCATCATTCCCACATTCTTTCTATCCTCACCCAAATCACCTCTTAACCAATGTCCTACGAATAGGAATGCAAATTCTTCTTTGATTTGGTTTAATTCTTCTACATTCGTAACAATTTCATTACCAAAACTTTCGTTAAATCCTTCAAAAAGAACTTCTACTGGTTTTTGGATTTTGTGTTGTGCAATCAATTGACCACTATTCTTATCTTGTTCATTGTAAACCGATTCAACTAAACTCTTTTTAGAATGTTCCGATGGAACAATAACCAAATCCATTCTGTTACAACCATGTACCCAATCAATTGGAGAGTGAGTTGTTTCAATTGCAGCAGTAATACCGATGTTGTAATATCCTAATGGTTGAAATTCATTTGGGACTGTAACCTGAATAAACACATCAGGTTTTTCTTGTACTTTTGGAATGATGCTTTCAATTATCCATTTATGAAATTCATTATCATAATTGAGAGCATCCATTGGGGTTTGACCCCAACGAAGACTAACAACTTTAATATCAAACTTATCTAATTTATATAGAGAGTGTAATAAATCTCTCGCGTGGTCTCCATAACCTGAACGGGTAGCTACTGGACCCTGAAATACTAATGTTGGTTTCATATTATAACTCAATTAACTTAAACTTTTGTTTTGGTTTCCAATTTTCAAATGCTCCTTCCATACCATCTGATAATGAATCACACATTGCTTCTAAACTTAATTTACCTTCTCCTAAGAAATGCTTTCTACCTTTTAATCCTGCTGCTTTTCTTTCTTCTCTTCCCATTTTATAGAAATCCATAATCAAAGGTGCAATATCTTGAAAATCAACTCTGTCATCAAAGATGTATGGTGTAGGAACTGAACCCGTTGTTGAACGAACTGGCCAAATAGGTCTAACCCAATCTCCCCAAACTACACCTGCTTTTCTGTATCTATCGTGTAATGAACCAATCTCAACATAATCTTCTGCGGTTAATAACTTACCCGTTCCTTTATCTCTAAATCCACATTGGTCTTGTAATCCACCTGTTACATTTACGATGATTGGAGTACCTGCCATTACCGATTCTGCGGTTGCTAATCCAAATCCTTCGTTAGATGCTACGTTGATTGTTACATCTGCAATATTGTAAAGATAGTTTAATTGCTCTTCACTATATTTGTTTGGTAAGAAAATAACATCTGCATCTGGCATACAATGTTCTGCAAATGTAGGTAAATCAGTTCCATGTTCCATTACAGGTTCAGTATGCATTACCATACAAACTTTACTTTGGTGTTCTGGTGCAAGTGCTTTACGGAACTCTTCGAATGCCAACATAGCATCCATTGGTTGTTTTCTACGAATGTTTCTATTGTTCCAATATAAAACAAAATCATATTCTTTTTCACCCAATACAGATTTTTTGAAGTCTGCTGGAACATCTACCGGTTTGTATAATTCGGAATTGATGCCATGAGGAACATAACTTACTTGCCAATCGGCAGGTTTAGTCCAATGTTTTTCTTTATCCCATCCCCAAACTCTTTTAGTAATACCATAGGTTTGTTTTGAAATAGTTCCAATCCAATCACAACTTTCGTAGTAATCTCTGTTGTATTTTGGGTCTGGCAAATCATCCCAAATGTGATAAAAGAAAAGGGGTACTGATTGACGAATCTCATGCTCCATCTCATATAACCAAATCCAATATCTCGGGTCTGTAAAGTGTAAGATTGCATCTGGTTTTTCAATCATTAACAATTGACGGATAATATCAGGATTACCGTAACCATCCGATGGATAAATCTTAACGGAAGCATCTGCCACCTTTGTAATTTCTCTAACACTATCATTCAAGTCAAAAACTTTACCCGCATCTGGGTGTTGAATTGCTGCTCCTAACTGAACCCAATCGTATTTATCAACCGTTCCTAACACCATTTGTTTAGAAACGTTTGCAATACCACTAGTCATTCGTAAGTCATCGGAGAGTAATAGAATTTTCTTTTTTGCCATAACTTATTTTTTAATCTTAAAATTGTGAACCACTTACTTGCAATGCAGTGTATTCGTTTACTTGTTTTCTAAATTTTTCATCTCTGGTGTAAAGGTCCAAAGTTCGATTGACTAGTTTTTGAAAGTTTATACCACTATGAATAGCAGCAATCTTAAAATCTTCATCATACAACTTTTGGATTACCTTTACCGTTGTGAGTTTAAGGTTTGCCATATTTAATCGTATTTATGTATATACATATATATACGAAAAAATTATTTTCCACTACATATTCCTCTTTGTTTGAACTCACACCAATCACAAAGTTTGGTTGGATTCTTTGGGTACTCTACATCGGTTCTATAATTACCATCCGCATCAAATACCGATTCTACAAAATCACTAAACCCTTTCCATGCTTTGTTTACGGATGGTTTACCCGATGCTGGAACGTGCTTTGAAATACGAGGAACTACGAAGTCTGTATTCTCATACAACTTACGTTTTAATATGATGAATTCAACATCAATCAAATCTTGTGATATTCCTAACAGTTCTGCATAGAATTTCTTATACAATAAAATTTGTGAGTTTTTAACAGGGTCTGATTTTTGATACTTACTCCAACCCTTTGTGGATGTTTTGAAGTCGGTAATTCTGTATCTACCTGTCTTTTTGTTTCTAACGATGAAGTCAATGAATCCTAAAAAGTTTACATTTTCTAAAATTTTAGTATTGATTGGTTGCTCAATTGCAATTAACTCATCATCTTTCAATGAGAAAAAGTTGTTGAAGTTTTTAGATTTTTGGAAATAATCTAGTATAGCATAGCCATCTTCTAAAAACTCAACTAACTCTTCTTTGGAACAGATTGGATTCTGTCCATCATTTGATTCTTTAACAAAGAACTCTCTCATCTTTTCTTTGAGAAATTCTTTGGTATTCATATTTTTGTCAGCTTGTGATTTAGAGATTCTCAAACATCTACTTAAATACTCTTGCAAAGTTTCGTGCATTGCCGAACCAAATACAGAATGAATGTTAGATGATGATTCTCTCAAATCATCTATGTAAGCCAATTTATATTGGTGTGGACATGAAGACCACATACTGTATTGGGAAAACGAAACTCTTGCCATAGTATATTATTTATATACAAATATACAAAATATAATCCGTTTTTCCAAATATTATATCTTTAATTTTAGTTTAGTAATCAACTTTTTATCAACTGCATATTTCTCACATACATACTTTATATGCTCTCTACCCTCTCTGGTTGCATACAAAACTTCAATATAATCCATTGCATGTCTTTCTGAACAATCGTATTCTTTCTTAATCAAATCAACTAAAAACGACTCGTATTTTTCTTCTCCTTTTCCTTTGATGTATTTGAGATAATACTTACCTTTGGGTATAATATTGATGTATAAATTATACATTTCCCTAGGTTCTAATGTTTGAGTTAAAGGTAATATAGTTGCAATTAATTCTACCCATTCAGGTTTCATAGAAAGGAAACGATTTATCATAAAGTTGCTCCACGATTTAACATCTTCCTCTGTAAGTTTATCAAAATACTTTGGGTCTTGCTCCGATGTGATTGCAGCAATATGGTCAAATAACTTTTTCCCTGCCATTATTGTACGATTGTTGATGGTTTATCTCTTAATTCCAAAGGTAATAATTCCTGCAATGCTTTCCCACATTGAGTACAAAGATACATTTCAATTGGAATGATTGCATCTTGTGCTTGGCCTGTAACTAACTTACTCATTTTTTTAAATCTGAATCCTGGCATAAATGTGTTGTTTCCACATTCACAATTCATATCTCTTGCATCGTTTAGGCTAACCCCTAATGGTAATCCTTGTTCCATTACTTTATAATATTTAAAATTTGAATGATTGTACTCATAAATACGATTTCTTTATCTACTACCAATGCATCTTTGGATAATCCTTCTGCGATAGTTAAGATTACATTGGCAGTATTACCTGCTGCATATTCATCCACTTTATCGTATAACATAGAATACATTTCTGAATAATCATTTAATCTATTATCAGCAACTGCTTGTCTGATATTCATAAACATATTTCTCTTGTCATCATTTGCTTTTAACAAATCTACTAACTTTGTTTGGAAATTGGATTCAACCATAATTTGATGGTCTACTTTCAACTCTCCTTTTGCAGATTGTAATTGGCAAGTGTTTAAGATTCTACGAATATCAGGATAATATGAACTGATAATATCTGCTACATTTTTTAATTCGTATTTTATATTTTCAGCATCCAAAATCCTAGTAACTTGAACTGCAACATCTTTCTTTGTAGGAGGTGTGATTGCAAATGTTTGACATCTACTTTTGATTGGGTCAATAATCTTTTCGTGATAGTTACACGTTAAGATAAATCTACAATGTTTAGAAAATGTTTCCATTAAGTTACGCAAGATTGCTTGTGCGTTTGGAGTCATATAATCAAACTCATCTAGGATAATAACTTTAAATCCAGCGAATCCCATTGAGGATGCAAAGTTCTTCACTTTATTACGAACTGTATCTACATTGTTCTCATCCGATGCGTTGATAATCATATGGTCACATTTGATTGTGTTTACAATAAGTTTTGCAAGTGTTGTTTTACCTGTACCCGCTTTACCATGCAATAACAAATGTGGAATATCATTATTATCTAAATACTGTTGAATCGTTTCCTTTACGGTTTCGTTACCAACATATTCAGAAAGTGTTTGTGGACGGTATTTCTCTACCCATAAACTGTGCTCTTTTTTACTATTTTCGTTTGCGAAAAAACTCATAACTGTTCTATTATTTTATTTGCTAATTTTTTATGCCCTTCGAGTGATAAATGTGTATCCCCATATACAACCATATTATTTATAAATTTTGTATCCTGATTTATACATAATTTATTTTTATATACCCAATCTTCAATAAGATATTCATCATCTATCAATATTCCAAATTTACTCATTTCATCTATTGATAAAATATCTTTCCATTCATTACTCCAAAACAAAATTTTTAACTTTTTAGGGTAATTTTTAAATATATCAATCAATTCCAAATAGTATTCCATTTGTATTTTTTCTATATTAGAAATAGTATATTCCTGCTCTTCTAATGTCATTAGTCCCCTCTCTACAAAATCATTCATACTATCTATATGTGGAAACCATTGAAAATTTTTAGAAGAAAAAAATCTTTCAAAATGTGTAAGTTGTATTATAAAATATTCAACATCATATATGGGGGTATGTTTTAAATATTGTTTTAAATCATATAACATTTTTCCATTTGCATTTCCATTTATTGAATAGTTTTGCTCATCACTATTCATTGCAATCGAAACCAATTTTGTCCATCTGTTGTTTTTAATAAAATCAAAATCATTATCTGTAAACAAGTGCTTACTCATTCTGTCATGTTTGAATGTTTCTATTGGATTACAATATAATTCCAAACTTTGCCCAAATGTGTAAGAGCACCCATCAAAATAAATTTTTTGCTTCATTAATTACCCGTTGAACCAAATCCATTCTTACCTCTTGCACTTTCACTTAACTCATCTACTACTTGTAGTTGAACTACTGGATGTGGAATTATAATAATCTGAACTACTCTATCACCTACTTCATAAACTTTGGATGAAACTCCTAATGTTTTATGAAAAGTTGCCTGTATTTCTCCTCTATATCCTGCATCAATTACACCAACCGAATTAGTTAGTGATAAATCATAATTACGAATAGATGAACGAGGGAATACTAACCCCACCATACCATCAGGTATTTCCATTGCTACACCCAAACCATAAGTAATTTGAGTTGGTGTTTCGGATATAATTGATGTTGCCACTAAATCCAATCCAGCATCACTCTCTTTTGCGTACTTTGGTTTAACTGCATTTTCATGCAATAATTTAATTTTTACTTTCATTTTGTTTTGCTCTTTCTAATTTTGTTTCTTCTGAAATTGGACGAGGGAAAATTCTAAATGCCATTCCATTGTGGTTAAATGTTAAACCCTCACCTTCGATTGGTTTTAATGCAATACTCAAATTACCTGCTGGTTCTCCTTCATTGGAAAATGCAAATACTTCTGGTTCATTATTAAAAAATTGAAAACACCATTCTACATCTTCAATTACTACTTCTTTTTTTTGTGTTTCTTCTTTTGAAAATAATTCTAATTGTTCTGCCATTTTATTTTTTATTTAGTTGTTACAAATATACGAAAAATTTTTTAGAAATCAAAGAATTTCTTTGCAGTTTGTGCCGAAGCAGATGCTTTTTGCCATTTAAGTGCATTGTAAAAGTCATCTAACTTATTTTCCAACTCTGCTTTGAAAATCATATCTCTATCTACATATTGCTCTACAAAGTCCATAATCTCCTTTGGGTCATTGTAATCTTTGAATGCAACTGTATCCAATCCTAATGGGTTTTGTCTTAAATATACCCACTTAACTTTATCACCATCTCTAATCGGTTCGTGCTTAAACGGACAGTTAAAGAACTTTAATAATCTATTGTATGATATACCTGCTTTAACGTGTGCCGGAGTTCCTTTCTCAAAGTTAGCAATTGCCAAACCACTATCCTTTCTCCAAGTTCCATTGTCATACTTACTTAACTCTTTAATTGCTCCACCCTTTGCTATGTAATTTACAGGTAGCTCTGGTAAACTTTTCTTAAATGTTAGTAGGGTTTCATCAATATATGCATTATCTTTACCCATTAAAATATCTTTCAACATTGTAGACATGAATTTCTGAAATGCTTTGGGGAATGATGAACGAACTACATCCAAACCTTTTACGTCCAACTTATCACAAGGAATACCATTCTTTAAAATCATCCATTGTGCATATCTCTTCTTTGCTACCCAAAATCCTGCTTTGGAGATATACTCTTTTTTGATTTCGAATCTGTGTTTATCTTTTGGAATACAAAAGAATCTTTCTGATAATAAATCGTAGAAGTTGTTTAGGAATGTTTGAGTTTCATCTGCAATGGTATTCACCTCTTGTGCCATTCGCTTCTCATCGAATGTTTTGTATTCAGGGAAACGATGTTTTACCAAAGGTTCTGCTAACATATAGATTGAATCTGTATCAATATACACATTGTAATCTTCTTTTGTAGTTAGTTCTTT